TGCAAACTACGCGGATGATAATTTTTCAAGTTACCCTTCATACAAAAAACTATCAGAGCTTTGCGGCTGTGATGAGCGTACCATACAGAGGGCGATTAAGAGCCTTGTTGCGGATGGTATGGTTGAGGTGACGGCTAGGTATAACACTGACGGCAAACAGACTAGCAACACCTATACCCTCAAATTAAGCAGGGGTGACAATATTGAGGGGGTGGGGGTGACAAATATGCCCCCCAATACTATCAGACTTAAACAAGAAAATAATACAAAGAGGGGTGACAAATATGCACCTGACTTCTTGGAATGGTGGAACGCATACCCGCGCAATGATGGTTCAAAAGCAAAAGCCTATGAAGCATGGACGCGAGTAACTGACAGGGATATAGGGGTTAGGGATTTATTTTTAGCCACCTGTAGCTTTAAGCGCACCACGCATGGTAAAGATAAGAAATACATTCCCCACGCGACCACATGGCTGAATCAGCGGCGTTGGGAAACTGTATCAGAGGCGCAAGCCATAACCACGAATAGAAACCAATTGGCGGGATAAACAATGCAAAAATTGATTGATAATAAAATACAGTTACGCAACTGGAAAGCTGGTGACCATAAAACCACTTGCCCAGAATGTTCACACACAAGACGCAACAAAGCAGACCAATGCCTTTCAGTCACCATAGAGCCTGATGGGGGTGCGGTTTGGAAGTGCCACCATTGCGAATGGGCTGGGGCTGTTGCTGGGGCTAACTACAAACCCGATGGGCAGTATGTAAGGCCAGTGGAATACAAACGCCCTACACCGCCCAAACAGGCTGATGCAGAGAGCCAGCCGATGCTTGAATGGTTTAAGCGGCGTGGCATAAGCAATGAGACTGTAGCGGCGTTTCAGATTACTAGGACAAGCAACTGGTTCGGTAATGGTGAGGAAGCCTGTTATGCGTTCCCCTATCACAAAGATGGGCAACTGGTGAACATAAAATACAGAACCAAGGATAAGAAGTTTCGACAGGAGAACGGCGCAGAGCGTACCCTGTTCAATATGGATTCTGTAAAAAAGTGGTGGGATGATACAGGTTCTAAGACAGTGATATTTGTTGAGGGTGAGATGGATGTGCTTTCTATGCACGAGGCTGGTTTCTCATATGCTGTATCATTACCAGATGGCGCACCCAAGACCGCAAAGTTTGATGAGAATGATAAGCGGTTCCAAGCGTTGCAGAACTGTGAATGGCTGCATGAAGCAGAGAAAGTGATTGTTGCAGTTGATGCAGATGAGGCAGGGCAAGCGTTAAAGCTGGAACTGATACACCGCTTTGGCAAAGACCGTTGTTGGACTATTGAATACCCAAACCTTCATGATGTGCAATGCAAGGATGCCAATGAATGTTTAATGGAGCATGGAGCCGAGGTTCTAAGGGAGATTATAGGATTGGCGGCTCCACACCCCATAGATGGATTATACACTGTCAGGGATTATGAGAAAGAGGTTTTGAATATTTATGACGGCAATGTGCAGAAGGCATTGTCTACAGGGTTCAAGGCATTGGATAATATTTACAAGGTAATGCCATCTACATTTGCTGTTGTTACTGGTGTTCCCAATCACGGCAAATCTAATTTTATTGACCAGCTTGCAGTAAACCTAGCAAGAAACCACGGTTGGAAATTCGCTGTATTCTCACCAGAGCATAGCACCGCAAACCATATAAGGCGGTTGTCCGAGAAGGTTGTAGCCAAGCCATTTGATGAGGGTCCAAGCCAAAGGATGACAAAGAGTGAGCTTGGGGAAGCTATGATGTTTCTGGATGACAAGTTTCACTTCATAGAAGCAGAGGAGTCTGTGCCTACCATTGATTGGTTACTTGCCAAGGCTAGAGCCGCTTGTTTAAGGCATGGCGTAAAGGGCATTATCATAGACCCTTACAATGAGATTGATGCGACTAGGGATGGCAACAAAAGAGAAGATGAGCATATTCGTGACTTGATAAGCAGATGTAAGCAGTTCTGTCGTACACATGAGGTTGCCATGTGGATGGTTGCTCACCCTGCAAAGATGCAGAGAACGCAAGAGGGCATTATTCCCGCCCCTAGCCTGTATGATGTTAGCGGTTCGGCTCACTGGAATAATATGGCGGATGTGGGGCTGGTTATTCACAGAGACTTTGAGACTGATGAAACTAGAATAATTACCCGCAAGATTAGAGAGCAAGGACTGTATGGCAATATTGGGGAGTGTTTTTTCAAGTATAATTTAACCAAGCACGTTTATGAAGAAACACAAACCCAACCTTCGCAAAACTATTGGACAGAAAACAATTAAGTGATATGATGTCTGCGAATGTTCCGTTGATGCCTCATGGTTGTTAATTGTTCTTCGTGGTTAGAGAGGGGGGTTTGGTCGCCCCCCTTTCGTCTTATGGGGGCATACCTAGCTGGTAATGCCTACCCACCATCTAAGGCTTGCCGCATACCCCATTATGGGTTACTTTGCTCATATGGAAATCAAAAACATATACAACAAAATCGCTGACACCTATGACTCTCGCTACAAAAAACCGTTGCATTTTGTAGAAGAAGAAATCATAGCAGAGCATCTTCCTAATCTTTACCCGCACAGCAAAGTCTTGGATGTTGGCTGTGGAACGGCAAACATGATTACCGTTGGTCAGTTTTCCAGCGAGCAATATTTCGGCATTGATATATCTGAAAACATGGTTGATATAGCGCGGCAGAAGTACCCAGATTATTCATTCGAGAATCTTGATGGCAGAGAATCTGTTGGCGATGGCGAGTGGGATTTGGCTCTGTATGTTTTTGGACAGCTAAATTATATGAATCTTGAGCCGTGGATTCAATCTCTCTGCGCTAATGTTAATATGTTCAATGGTGAATTTTTAGCTGTTGTTTATGCACAAGGCTATCAGCCCAATTATGTAAACAAGGAGATTGGTTATCCGCCAGCGGGAATTATTTGCATGATGCTTGAGGAGCATGGGTTTGATTTTACTTTGAATGGCCTGTCATTCCCTATGGTGGGAGATGAGCAAATGTCTTATCAACAATTATATGATAGGCAGATTGCAATGACAAAATCAGGGGAACTTGAAGGTTGCAAGTATTGGATTATAAATGGGGGCTATCCAAAGTCTAAGCCAAATCTGAGAGTGGTAAAATAATATGATTAGGCTTTCTGTAACCGTCATGACTGCATCATTTGATACAGAAAGAAGGCTGTCTGTTGAAAACTTAATAAGGGAAATACACCCTGAGACAATTAAGAATCTGACTATTGATTTTCAAATCATATCTGATTGGTGGAAATCTGGACCATGGCCTACTGCAAAAAGATGCTGGGAACATGGGGTCAGGATTGATGGAACTCATCATATGATACTCCAAGATGATATAACAGTCTGTGATGATTTCTTATTGGGTGTCCATGAAGTAATACGAGCGTGTCCTGATTCTCCTATCTCTCTTTATGCTAATCGTAAAATTTGCGAACAGGCAAAAGAACAGGATGCAAGATGGGTAAGAATACCAGATGGCATTTGGGGTCCAGCGGTTATTATGCCAACTGACCACATACCGTTATTCCTTTCGTGGGAAGCGCAACACATCAAGCCATCTTTCAAGCATGATGACAGTCGACTTGCAATGTGGTGTGTCAAGACAGGCAACAAGGTTATGTGTCCGCAACCTTCTCTAGTCCAACATAAGGCGGCGCAGAAATCCTTGTTAGGGCAGAGCCACCCATCAAAAGTGGCAAGGTGGTTTGAAAGACAAACCCCACTCTCCAGAGATTGGAAAAGCGGGGCTGTCCTTGATGCGCCTAATGGTTTGTCAAAAGGCTATTATGATTATTACATTGAACGGTAGCGTTTAGGTATATGCCCATCCGCCGTATCGTATTCTGCGGTGAACTCTAGGGCTTCAGTCAGGTACTTTGCATCAATACCGAAATGTCTATAGCCCCTCTTTATACCTTCATAGTATTGTTGGGGCGGCATCCCAAGCCCATCCCTGTTCATTATGTATGCCATGTAATCCTGTTCGGTTCGCTTGTTTCTAAAGTATTCCTTTCTGTAAAGGTTAGGGTATCCCTCATAACGGTCTAGGGCTTGCTCACACTTATCTGTGATTTCCCATAACCCTACAGGGCAGAAGAATCCTTTAGCTGGTATTATATCAGCCACGCCTTTGAACACTAGGCGGTAATCAGGTAGCAGAATAAATCCTTGCGGCTTTGCATTAGGGCATCGGTATTCCATTTGCCCCATATCAAGGTTGCTTCCGTAAGCTAAGTAAATCGGGTTGGTCATTTTTGTCTCCGTGGTTATGCCGCTAACTCTGCGGCTCTCTGGTTAAGGTAATCTTTTACTGAATCCTCTACTCCGTTAAGCAGGGAATCGGCTTGCACATTAAAGTAAGTTTCAAACCATGCTGTGAAATTATGGTTCAAAGTCCGAGTGCTTTCAACATACATGGCATCCAACTGTTCCATAGTTTGGAATCCGCGCATTTGGCCTTCTGAATCAAACAGCTTGTACTTAGTGCCAGCAAAGCGTAAGTCCCAACCTTGTGCGGCAACCTGTTCGCGAATCTCGCCAAACGCAATCTTTTTCTTGCGCTTGTAGTTAGTGCTTGCGCCTTGTGCTAAATCCTTGCTTGCCTCAACGAAACTCATAAGGAACTTAACCCAATTTGAAATCTTGGTGTAATCGGTAGTTCCTGAGTGCTGGCGAAATTCAACAGTCCCATATTCGTTAATCTTGGCTAGGCTCACTTTATGGTACTTACTCGCAAAGCTGAGATTTTCCAAACGAGTGGCGGCTAAAACTCTTTGGAGAGGGTAAGAGCGACGTCCGCCACCTTTGATGCTACAACACCATTGGTTTAAATCAGCCTTGCGAGATTCTGGCATGAAGCAATCAATTTGCTCTTCATAATCTGAATATCTTCTAACAATATTTTTAACGTGGGCTAAATCCATACCCGCCCATGAAAGGTGAACGTGAACACCACAGTTTACATCCACACGAATTCCATCAATCGTATTTAATACGAAAAGCACTTTGCGTAATTGGTCAAATCCGTTCTGGCCTTGCATTGGTGGGCTTACTAATTCGCCGCCCATTGCATCGCCTTCGCGGTAGTTAATGCCTGTAGAAACAGTCGCATCCGTTACCAGCTTCCAATAGCTTTGAGTTGTGTGGTTGTAACGCTCGCGCTTAACTGCAATCTCTGGCAAGTGTTGCGCCATGTATGCTTCCACAACGCTCAAGCGAACGCCCTTGAATTCAATCTCAATACCCATTTTGAAATTTTCGTAATTAGCCATTTTGGTCTCTCCGTGGTTTGCGGTGTTGTAGCACCTTGTTTAATTATATTGCCACAACTGTTTACCAATGGCAACAACTAAAACACAATAAAACGCATTTTTTTAATTTTTTTTATTTATTAAAGATAAAAGATTCTAATTCATCATCTGACATATTATCAAAATCAGGTTCAACCTCTATAGACGGCATGGGCTTTCTGCGGATTGGGTTGCGCTTTATTGGCGTTTTAAGAGGCTGTGAAGGCTGTTTAATCTTTTTTGTGGGTTTGCGTAGCTCTGGCATGATAAACACGCTCTCAAAGGTAATAAACCTAGTTTCACATTTTAGACACTGCCGCCATCTGGTCTTACCTTTTGGAACATCTCTGGGCTTGGTGGCTACGACTTTTAGTTCTGGAGATTTGCATTTTGGACACTGTAACATTTTATCTTCACTTGTTTTTGTGGTCTGATGTGTTAGTGTATATTTAACCCCAAAATGGGATGCAGTGCAATGCCATCAGGTAGGAAGAACAATGTCAGACATAAAATGGGCGGCGGATAAGGTAGAGCGTAGACAGCTTTCAGAGCTTATACCTTATGACAGAAATTCTAAGCTACATCCCGATACTCAAATTGACCAACTGGCTAATAGTATCCGTGAGTGGGGTTGGACTATACCAATCTTAATTGATGAGAAGGATACTGTGTTAGCTGGTCATGGGCGTTTGTATGCGGCTCAACAGCTTGGCTTGTCTGATGTGCCTTGCATGGTGGCAGAGGGTTGGTCAGAAGAAAAAAAGAGAGCTTATGTCATAGCGGATAATAAGCTGGCAGAAAAAGGCGGCTGGGATAATGCCTTGCTTTATTCTGAGTTAAAGCAAATCAAGAGTAGCAGTTTTGACCTTTCCCTAATGGGTATGGACGATGAATTTGATTTGATGGATTTCAGCCCAAATCTTGAGCCTATGACAAGCTACGATGAAATAACTGAAGGCGACATTAACAAAGCTAGTGATGGTATTAACTCATCTTTCGCTGAAAGAGGCATGGATAATTCACAAAAGGGGCATGAAGTAATGTGTCCGCATTGTGCAAAATCATTCAGATTTGAAGGAATGTAATGAAATTCTATTTGGATGAGAATGTTTATGATGCCGCCATTGAACGCATAGAATACCTATTTGATGAGTTTGATGAGGTTATAGTCTCATTCTCTGGGGGCAAGGACAGCACTATTGTCCTCAATCTTTGTTTAGAGGTGGCGGAATCCAAGGGCAAACTGCCTGTCAAGGTTATGTTTGTTGACCAAGAAGCCGAATGGGATGCTGTAATTCAATATGTCCGCAAGGTTATGAACGACCCAAGGGTTGACCCTCAGTGGCTACAAGTGCCTATAAAGCTATTCAATGCGGCATCAATGGAATCCTCATGGTTGCATTGCTGGGCAGAGGGCGAAGAATGGATGCGGCCTAAAGAGCCTAACAGCATACATGACAATGTTTATGGTACGGACAGGTTCACGACTATGTTCACCAAGTATCTTAAACATACCTTCCCTGATAAGACGATAGCCAATGTTGGGGGTGTAAGGGCAGAGGAAAGCCCAAATAGAAGGGCGGGTCTAACAACAGGCCAGACTTATAAGCATATTACATGGGGTAAAAAAGAGAATGAGAAGCTAGGCCATTATACATTCTATCCAATATATGATTGGAGTTATAAAGATGTGTGGAAGGCAATCCATGATAATGAGTGGGATTACTGCACAATCTACAACGAATTTTGGCGGCATGGTATTCAGCCCATGAAAATGAGGGTATCTAACCTTCATCATGAAACAGCCATTGACCAGCTATTCTATCTGCATGAGATGGAGGCGGATACTTGGAACGCGCTTACTAAGCGGCTAGGGGGTATAAACCAAGCCAAGCATATGTCCAAAAAGGATATGTTTTCAGTCAAATCATTGCCGTGGATGTTCTCTGATTGGGTAGAGTACAGGGATTACCTTGTAGATAACCTTGTCCAAACCGAAGAACGCAGGGAGGTGTTCCGTAAAGAATTTAAGAAAATGGATACCAAGTTTGCGAACATGGCACTGGCAGAGGAGCGTCACAAGAGCGAAGTCCTGTGTATCTTGGCTAATGATTGGCACTTCACCAAGTTGCAGAACTTTCTTGGTAGACCTGAAACAATCAATTTCCTCAAGCTACAGCGAGGGCAGACTATTGATTGGAATAGACCAGAGCGTGATTTGCGCTACATCAAACCAGAGCATAGAGGCGTAGCATGAGTCAGAACCACCCAATAAGCAACGTACTGTGGATGCCGATAGATAAGGTAGAGCCAAATGACTACAACCCTAATTCTGTGGCGGGTCAGGAAATGAAACTGCTACACACCAGCATAAAGCATGATGGCTATACTCAGCCAATCGTAACAATCTATGATGAGGCCAAGGACAAGTACGTTATTGTTGATGGCTTCCACAGGTACTTTACTTGCAAAAACAACAAGGACATATACGACAGCACTGATGGCTGTGTCCCAATCGTGGTTATTGAGAAAGACATCAATGAACGCATGGCGGCTACTGTAAGGCACAACAGAGCCAGAGGCGCACACAGCGTATCAGGTATGTCCAACATGGTTTTCAATATGCTTGATAATGGCTGGGCGGATGCCGATGTATGTAACCACTTGGGTATGGAGCCTGATGAACTGTTACGTCTGAAGCATATAACAGGCTTCTCAAAATTGTTCGCAGATGCAGAATATAACAAGGCTTGGGTGAGTAAGCATCAAATACTGCTAAAGAAGCAAGTTGAAGAAGAAGATGAGATTAACTGAGAAATTGTGATAACGTAGAGCTATGACAAACAAAATTACACCAGAACTCAGGCAGACCATTAGGGATGAGTTTGTGCATGGGTATACCAACGCAGAAGGACAGCGAGTTTATCCCGCTGTTGAAGCTTTATGCAAGCGGCATGATGTGGCTAGGGCAACGCTCTACAGGTGGGTTGATAAAGAAAACTGGCAACATGAGAAAAACCGTATCCAGACTGAAATAGAGCAACGTCAGGACGCAGAGCGTTTAGAGCGTATGTTGGTAAGCGGCAAGCAATTAGATGATAGGGCTTTAACTATCGCGCAAGGTATGTTGCAGAAGGTGGCGACAAGGATGCGTAGAGGGTTTGCAGACGAAGAAGCTAACCCGCAACATGGGGGTTTAGAGCCTGAGACTATAAGAGAGTTGTCTCAAATCGCCATGAACGCTCAAAAAATAGGTAAATTAGCATTAGGCCAAGCACAGGAGATAAGTAAAGTCAGTGCAGACATCAGCAATCCAGAAGCCTTCCGAGAGGTTATGGAGCAACTTGACGAAATTGCAGAGGCAAGGTCATCTCGCTACAAGCACACTGTACAATGAGTGGCAATCAACGGCTCGCGATTCTCAGATAACTCCGCCTCAAAAGATATACGGTGATTATAATATATGGCTCATTCTTGCAGGGCGAGGGTGGGGCAAGACGCGCACAGGGGCTATGGATACAATTATGTATGCCTTACGCAACCCAGAGGTGCAAGTTGCTGTCGTGACTCCTACCTTTGGGGATATACGGCGCGTGGCCTTTGGCGGTATATCGGGAATCATTAAGAACCTACCCCAAGAGTGTCTTATGTCAGGCAGAGGCAAGGGCTACAACGCATCAGCTTCAGAGATTACCCTATACAACGGCTCAAAGATAATGGGCTTCAGTGCTACAGAGCCAGACCGTTTGCGTGGTCCACAGTTCCACAGGGCTTGGTGTGATGAGTTAGCGGCTTGGTTTTATCCAGATACCTTTGACCAGCTTATGTTTGGTCTGCGGCTTGGCGATAACCCTCAATGCGTTATAACCACAACCCCCAAGCCAGTGCCGTTGATACGAAACATAATGAAGCGCAAGGGTCTCGTGATTACTAGGGGAAGCACATTTGAAAATGCGGCAAATCTTGCCCCTGCCGCTTTGGAAAACCTTAAAGAAAAATACGCAGACACTAGGTTAGGCAGACAGGAGCTTTACGCAGAGCTTCTTGATGATAGCGAGGGTGCGCTTTGGAATTACAAAAACCTAGAGGAAACCAGAGTTAGTAAGGATGAAGTACCTGAGTTGCGTAGAATTATCGTGGCTATTGACCCTGCCGTAACCAATAATGAGGGGTCTGATGAAACTGGCATTGTCATTGCTGGGCAAGCGGATAATGGAAGGTACTATGTCTTAGAGGATGTTTCTGGTAAGATGACGCCAGATGGGTGGGGTCGATTAGCTGTTGATATGTACTATAAGTATCAAGCTGACCGCATTGTTGCAGAAGTGAATAATGGTGGCGATTTAGTGGAACGTCTGATAAGAACAATAGACAACGAAGTATCATATACACCAGTAAACGCTTCTAGGGGTAAAATGGTAAGGGCGGAACCAATCGCCGCTTTGTATGAACAAAAGAAGGTTTCTCATGTCGGTATGTTTTTAGAGCTTGAAGAACAACTTTGCTCATTTACGGTAGGCAGTAAGAAATCACCTGATAGACTTGATGCTCTAGTCTGGGCGTTGACAGAACTGAGCCAATCCAGTGGGACGGCTACTTGGAGAATCACATAATGGCTGGCA